GATAGAGCGCAGGCTGATTCCGAGGGAAGTGTATCGGTTCATGTTGGTGGATCAGGCCGGCGATCTGGCGACGGCGAAGATTCGATCCGGCGCCGCGTTGGACTCCTGGGCGGTTGGTGTTGTGGCCGTGGAGCCTTTTACCGACGATATTGGTCAGAGCCGCATTTTCCTTGAGGATATCTGGATCGCTCCGGCGTCGGAGAGCGAGGCGATCGATCAGATCGTCCGGATGTATTTGAAGGCCGGCATGATCCAGAAGATCGGTGTGGAGAAGATCGGTCTTTCCTCGACGCATTCGCACGTACAGAAGGCGTTGCAGGCTGTTGGGCGCTTTATTTCGTTCGAGAAGGGCGGGAACGGCGTACTTCTACATCCTCTTGGCCAGGGGGCCAAAGGCGGAGGCTGGAAGAAGAAGATGATCGAATCCGCGCTGTCCTGGCCGTTGAACAACTCGAAGATGTACTACTCCACGGCCTGTCCGTCGAATTTCATCGAGCGGTTGAAGATGGAGATGCGCAATTTCCCCGTTTGGCACGACGATGGGATCAATATGCTCGCCTATTTGTTTTCCCAGGTGCTCAAAGACATGTTTTTCGCGCTGGCCGAAGAGGAATCGGAAGCCCAAAAGCGGCGGGCCTACGCTCCCAAGCAGTTTGCGCGTAGTTGGATGAGCATCTGATGGAGGGGCCCTTGGTAGAATCCGAAGTCAAGGACGTCGACAAGGCCATGGACGGCACCGTTCCCCCCGCGTTGAGGAAGTTCAAGGGTTGGTACGAGGAAGCGAAGGCTCTTTCCGCGGATTGGCGCGATGATTCCATCGAAGATTCGAAGTTCTACCACGGGGGGAAGGGCCAATGGAAGGAAGCGGATATCGCCACACTCGAGGCCGAAGGCCGGCCGGTCCTTTCCATCAACCGGATCAAGCCGACGATTGATTTGCAGAAGGGCATCGAAATTCGCAGCCGTACGGATATCGACGCCAAGCCTCGCGGAGCGTTGGACGGCGGCGCCGCTGACGCGATCACGGCCGGATTCAAGTACATCCAGGACCAAAACAACGCCGACCACAAGATATCGGACGTTTTCTTCGATGGGTTGAAAGCCGGCATCGGGTGGATCGAAGTTTGTTTGAACGACGATCCGTTCGAGGAAGAGATCGCCATCAATTACCTGGACTGGCACAAAGTTGGTTGGGACCCCTATGCCCGGGAGTTGTTGTTCGACGATGCGCGGTACATGTTCAAGGAGAAGTGGGTCGATCAGGACATAGCCGAGCAGACCTGGCCGGACAAGAAGGACGAGATCACGGCGACGATGGAAGAGGCGGCGGCCGTGACTCCCCACGTGCGGGAGTTGCCGGATCAATACAAGTCCGGCAAGCCTGTTTCCTACGTCGACACCGCGCGCAAGCGAGTTTTGCTGGTGCAGATGTATTTCAAAAAAGTTCAGTTGGGGATATTTCTCAAGTTAAAAAACGGCGACGTGAAGGAAATATCCGCGGAGGCGCTGGACAGGGACCCGCTGCTTGTTTCGAGCCCGGACGTTATCCGGGTCAGCAAGCTCCCGATTCAGAAGATTTGGAAGGCGATTTTTACCGGCGATGTGTTGCTCGAAGAAGAGGAGCCGCTTGGCTTCCAGCACAACCGCTTCCCATTGATCCCGTTTATCTGCTACCTGGACGAGGACGGCCATCCTTACGGGATGATCCGGAACATGAAGGATCCTCAGCGCGAAATAAATAAAAACCGCAGCCAGTATTCTCATATCATCACCACCCGTCGCGTGTTCTTCGAAACGGGCGCGTTAAGGGATCCGCTGACGGCCAAGAAGGAGATCAGCCGCCCCGATGCGTGGATCGAGCTCAATCAGGGGATGTTGAATCAGAAGCGATTCCAGTTTTCCCAGGACGTTGCCGTGGCTCGGGAGCACTTCGAGATCATGCGGGAGGCGAAGCAGGAGCTTCAAGAGGTTTCCGGCGCGGTCGAAGAGCAAATGGGCCAGCAAACAAACGCGCGATCGGGTATAGCGATCGAAGCGCGCCAGCGGCAGGGCGCGACGATCAATACGGAACCCTTCGATAATCTTCGGCTGTCGAAACGTCGCATGGGAGAGCTGATGCTTTCCATGATGCGCCAGTATTGGGACTACGAGAAGGTCATTCGCGTCACCGACGACAAAACGGGCGGCGATAAATTCATCACGTTCAACAAGGGTGGAGAGAACGTGATCTCCCAGGGCCGGTATGACGTCATTGTTTCCGATCACCCGGAGACGGAGACGACTCGGAACTGGATGAGCCGGACGCTCATGGATTTCGCCTCCAAGATGAGCCCGGATATTGCGATGGCCGTCATGGAAATCGCCTTCGAGATGAGCGACGTTCCGAATAAGGACGCCGTAATCGGCAAACTCAAGGAAGCCCAGGCCAAGCAGGACGCCCTCACGCAGCAGAAGATCCTGTCCGATCAGATCAAGGGCGAGAAGCCTCCCTCGGCCGCGCCAGCGGTTCCTGAAAAGCAGACGGCGATGGAGGCCGCCGGGCCCAGGACTCCCCAGGAGGCCCTCGATATGATCCTTGCCGGCAAGACCTGGGGAGCCGTCACGGAAATAAAGGATGGAACGGTCGAAAAGGCCGCACAATTTTTACTTGCTCCAAAACCGCCCGCCGCTGGCGTTAAACCGGCCTCGCCTACCAAGGCGTAAAAAGGGGGATCCATGTCAGAAGAGAGCTTTGCAGTTCAGGGACCGACGGAAGTGGCACCGACCGAAGCGGAGTTGACTGGCGAAGAAACGGGGGCAACCACCCCCTCGCCCGCGCCTGTCACCACCGAGGCAACACCCGCGCCCGAAGAGCTGGGAAAAAAGGCCGAAGCAGAACCGGGGAAAGATCCGGCCACCCCGACACCGCCGGCGAAGGACATGCGGACAGTACCGTATGCGGCGCTCCACGAAGAACGCATCGCGCGACAGCGACTCGCCGCAAAGATCGAGGAATTGGAGCGGAAGCAGGTTCCGCCGGAGCCCGTAAAGACCGCCGCGGAGCTCATCCTCGAGGATCCGGAAAACGCGGTAAAAACGCTTGAGGAAAAGATCGCCATGCTCCAAACCGAGATGGATCGGCGAGATATGGAGCGTGAGATCCGAACGGCCGTCCCGGACTTTTTCGAGAAGGCCGCGGCGATGGAGGACATGCTTCGGGAACAGGGTTTTTCTGACGAAGGCATTCGGTCCATGATCGCCTCAAGCGGCAAAGACGCGCCGATCCTGTTCAAGATGCTGTCGCAACAGGTAAGCGCGCCGAACGAGACGGACCTCAGAACGAAGTTGACCGCAGAACTCACCCCGAAAATCACGGAAGAAGTGACGCGATCGTTGATGGCGAAATTCAACGTCGTGGTCCCCGGGGTGGACGTGAACAAGCTTCCGGGCGCGTCTCCGGACGGGAAACTGAAAGTAAATGGAGAAGCGGAATTCGCAAAGCTCACCCCCGAAATGCAAGAGAAGTGGCTTGCCGGGGAAATCTAAAATCAAGGGGTAGGAACCCATGGCACAGACCGAGTTTGGAGTAAACCATGCTCTCGCCGTGAAGCGGTGGAGCACTTCGCTGGCCGTCGAAGCGGAGAAAAAGTCGTATTTCAACAAGTTCATCGGCAGCATCATCACCAAGAAAACCGACCTCGAGAAGAACGCCGGCGACAAGGTGACATACGGGCTGCGCATGAAGTTGCGCGGGGCCGGCGTCACGGGCGACAACACCCTCGAGGGCAACGAGGAAGCCCTGACGTACTACGACGATTCGATCCTGATCGACCAGCTGCGTCATGCCGTTCGGTCGAAGGGAAAGGCGTCGGAACAGCGGGTGCCGTACGATACCCGCAAGGAAGGCCGGGACGGGCTTTCTACCTGGTGGGCGGAACGGTTCGACGAACTGATGTTCGTGTACCTGTCCGGCGCGCGTGGGGTCGACTCGACTCTCACCCTGCCGCTCGGCTTCACGTCGTTCGCCGGCAATTCCCTGTCGGCGCCGGACGCCGCGCATATCCGGTACGCAAACGGAACGGCGAAGGCCACCATCACCAGCTCCGATGTTCTCACCCTGTCGGAGATCGACAAGCTGGTGGAAATGGCCGAAACCACCGATCCGATGGTCCAGCCGACCATGATCGGCGGGGAAAAGCACTATGTCCTCCTGGTGCATCCGTACCAGGCGACCGATCTCCGCACCAATACATCTGCCGGCCAATGGCTCGATATTCAGAAGGCCGCCGCCTCCGCGCAGGGCCAGGGGAACCCGATCTTCACGGGCGCCCTTGGGGTCTACAACGGCGTCGTCCTCCACAAGCATCGGAACGTGGTCCGGTTCAGCGACTACGGCGCCGGCGGGAATCTCGCCGCGGCTCGGGCCCTGTTCCTGGGCGCCCAGGCCGGCACGATCGCCTTCGGCAACGGCCAGAAGGAAACCGGTGGCTCCGCGCGGTATTCCTGGGTCGAAGAGCTCTTCGACTACAAGAACCAGCTCGGCGTGGCCGCGGGAGCGATCTTCGGCGTCAAGAAGGCAACCTTCAACTCGGCCGACTTCGGCGTGATCGCTTGCGATACTTACGCCGCGGCTCATTAAGGGAGGAATAGAGAACCATGGCGACAACCTATCAATCGAATAACGTAGCTTCCGGATATGGCGGTGTGGCACGGGCCGGTATCGGATTCTGCTCCCGTACCGTCACCTACGAAGCTGCAACGCAACTCGTCGTCAACGACGTGATCGAAATGGTGAAGATCCCTTCCGGAGCAACCGTTCTGGACGTGATCCTTTCCGTGGACGATCTCGATTCCGGAACCGACTGTGTTCTGGCTGTCGGTGACGGAGGCGATGTGGATCGGTTCATCTC